CTCCTGTTTCGCGATGGGGTTTTTGAGGTAGGCGCCTTCGGAGCGCTCGACCTTGGACGCGGGGCTCGACTCCCTAGCGGGACGCGGGCGATGGCTAGGCATCACGCGCTCCTCGCGGGCAAGCGATTAAGGACTTCTCGGACGTCTCCGGTTAGGGTCTTGATCGATTCCCCTAGGTTCTTTACCTCGACCTCGAGGCCTGTGACGGCTCTCGCCGTCTGGTAAAATTCCGCGTGCTGATCGCTGTTCTTGTCGCGGTCCTCTTTCATTCGTGTCTCCAGATTGTCGAGGCGGGCGTCCCTGCGGCCGAACGCGACGAGTATCCCGGCTATCGTGCCGAGAAGCCCGAGGCTAGCTATGGCGATCGTGAGGATCTCTGCGGGCGTCATGTCGCCTCCGTAGTGGCCGAGGCTTCGGCCGTATAGGCGGAATAGGCCGCGCCATCGTAGGCGCGGATCCGGTAGACATAGGTGGTCTCGGCCGCGAGGCCAGTATCGGAGTAGGTGAGGGCGCCAGCGGCAGCCGTGCCGATTACTGCGAAGGATCCCGTCCCGGTCTTGCGCTCGACGGAGTACGTGTTGACGTCGCCCACGTCCTCCCACGCGAGGTCGATCTCGGAGGCGCCGACCTCCTCGGCCGTGAGGTACTCGGGGACCGTGACCGGGACGACGGTCGCGCGCGTGAGCGGGGCCTCGGTCTTGACGAGACCGCCGAACTTGTACGTGGGGTTAACGGGCCCGACGACCCACGTCGAGCCGAGAGCATCGAAGGTGTCACCCTCGAGGAGCGGCGCGAGATGGTCGGTCTTGACGTAGAGCGAGAGGTTTGTATCAAGGCCGGCGGGCCCGACGTTGTCCTTTTGGATCGATCCGGACTCATGCTGCAGGCGCACCCGGGCGCGGGGCTGAAGGACGCCATCGCGAGAAGGCTCAATAATGAAAGGGCTCTCGGCGATTGATGCGGCGACGCCCTCGCGGAGCTGGCGGAGGGCGGCGACGTCGTAGGCGCTCATCCCAGCATTCCCCCGCCGATGTTCGGCCGGCGCATCCGAAGATAGCGCCCCGTGGACACACCCTCGTCTTTCGCTGCGTCCTCGTCCATGGTCGCCGCGAGGTCCTTGTAAAAGTTCCGCATGGTCGCGAGATTCTGATAAGTGACGGAGCCCGCGCCGTCCTGTGTCTGCGCGACGTAGAGCTTGCGACCGAGCTCGGCGACGAGGTCCTTGATGGCCCGGGGCGCCGCGCGGGCGACGCCGTGAAGATCGATGAGGAGCTCGAGGCGCGTATCGGAGATGAGGAGGTCGCGAGCCTCCCAGGCTGCGAGGCCCTCGTCATAGACGTAGTAGTCGCCCGTGTCGAGTTGCTTGTAGGCGGTCTGTCGGGCGGGCGAGGTGATGGCGGTCCGAGCCGCAGCGCCGGCGACCGATAGGATCGCAATGACGCCGAGCGGGTCCTTGATGCGGAGTCGGAGCTCTACGGTATCAGCCCAGGTCGCCATCGCCTTACCTCCAGGAGGCCGGGTCCCTTGCGAGGCCCGGCCGGATTACTTCATGCCGCCCGATCAGGTCATGGTCGGCAGGGTGACCTCGACGATGGCGCCGAAGGTCTTCGTACCGTCAGTGCCCACAGTGGGCGCGGCTGTGTAGGATACGGACCCGTCGTCGTTCAGGGTCGCAGTGACTCCGGACGACCCGAGAAGGTCGCCAAGGTCCTCGCCCTGGACGCCGTACCAGGCCCTCTCCTCGGTCGCGAAGTCGAGGACCGAGCCCTGCCCGGACTCGGAGGTCAGGGCCCTCTTCTTGGCGACGAGGGCGACGTCGGGGACGAAGAGGTAGCCCTTCCCCGCAGCGACGCCAGGGAAGGAGGCTGTCTTCTTGCCGATGACGTAGCCGTCGTTGATGCCTCGGTCGTACTCGAGCATCATGCTGATGGGCAGGGAGGGCATGTTCTGGAGGCGAGCGCTCGAGCCGTTCCCATTGAGCTGACCGCGGATGACATTCTCGACGTCGTAGGTGTCGGTGCTGTTCCCGAGCCAGCGGATGGACGATACGGCAATGGGTCGGTTCGTCTGCGCGTCGTAGAGCCCGCGAAGCTTCTTCACTCCCGCGCGGATCCGCGAGTACACCTTCTGGTCGAACGTGAAGTTAGTCTCGGTCTCGGCCGCAGCCTGCTTCTGCCCTGCGACGAAGATCGCGTTGGCGCTCGCGTAGCTGATGGCTCCGATGATCATCGCGTTCCGGTAGTCGGTGTAGGCGTCGACCGCGGCCTGGATGACCTGGTCGATGGTGAAGAACTTGTTCCAGAGCTGGTTGCCGATGCTGTCCTTCCAGCCCAGGCCCGCGATGTAGAGGCCCAGCGTGGCGAGGTTGCCCGTGGCCTGCTGGATCATGTTGGGCTTGTCATTCTCGCCGGAGATGCGCCCCATGAGGCCCCTGTACTTCTGGAGGTCCTTCTTGTAGAGGAGCTTGTCGAAGTTGGGGTCGACCCGCTCGAGGGCGATGAGGGAGGTCAGGTCGGCGGCCTCGTTCACCCTCCGCGTGACTTCGAGGAAGTAGCGACCGAAGAAGGCCTCGATATCCGCGGTCGCCGGCGCCGAGGCGGCGTTCCGGAGCAGGGCCTCCTCGATGTCCTTCGTCGACTTGTAGGAGTTGATGATCCTACGCCGGAGTATCTCCATCTCGGCCAGATTGTCGCCGACGTTCTCGAACTTTGGCGACTTCCTGGCGAGGCTCCCGCTCGTATCCTCGAGGTTCGCCTTCCTCGAGCCGCAGTAGGCGATGACCTGATCGATCTTCGCCGCCCTCTCCTTGCGCTCGGCGATGAGCGTATCGCTGTTGTAAACTTTCATCTCTCTCTCCTTACGCCGCGGCGATGTAACCGAATACGGTCACCTTGATGGTGTCGCCGGCGTCGAAATTCGAATCGGCGACGATGTCGAGCCCCTTGCCGGCGGTCAGGCCCGAGCCCTCAGAGACAGGGTCCTTGAGTGAGACGCCGGTCGATCCAGGAGCCAGAGCCGCGCTGTCGGTGAGCTGCGCTTTCGCGAAGGCGACAGCTTCGACGGGTGTATCCGCGGTGTCCTGGAGCGAGACCTTCGTGCCCGTGGTATCAGTCCACGCGGTGGCACCGTCGACCTTGAGGAAGAAGCCAGAGATGAACACCTTCGCGGCGGCGTCGACCGCAGCGACTTCCGCCGCGGTGACGATATGGACCGGCGTGGCAGCGGCCGCCGAGACCAGGCTTACGGTCTTGCGGAAGGGAATGCCGGAGGACTTGAGCGCCGAGATGTCGTCCTCGGCCGCCTCGACCGCGGCCGCGAGGGTCGCGACGCCGTCCACGACGAGGATGGGTACGCAGCCGATGACGTCCAGGATTCCCCCGGAGATGGCCGCGTCAGAGTGGCCGACGAGGTAGTTCCCGACCGTAGCCGTGTTCGAGAATTTCTTCTGGGTCGGGTTGAAGTAGACCGCGAGATCGGCCGAAGCGAAGGCCGCCTCGCTGGTTACGAAGGAGTCTGCCTCGAACTTGCAGCCGTTGAGATCGGCAAACCCGCCAGAGGCGAGGCTCGCGATGGCTTCGACGGCCCGGAGGACTCTCCCCCGCATGACCGTGAATTCGTTCGCTACGAGAGCCGCGCCCGTCGTGTTCTTGAACCTGAACGACGTCGCGGGCTCTTTGTGATTAGCGTTTATCGTGGCGCCCATGTCTTGCCTCCCCTACGCCATAAATCCGGGGATACCATCCTCGGACTCGTTCGCCATGGCGCCGCTTCCTCGCGGGCCGCCGGCGGACCTATTGATCCCCGAGTACGGATCTGCACGCTCTCGCGCGAGGTCGAGCATGATCGGGTCCTTCTTCGCGTTCTCGATCGCGGCGGCGAGCTCGTCGCCGGCCTTCCCCTTGCAGAGCTCCAGGGCCCGCAGGTACTGCGAGTTCTGGACCTTCTTGCCGGGGACCGTCTCGATCTCGGCCGCGCCGAATGCCTCGGCGACCGCGTTCTTCACACGGTCCTCGGCGGTCTTCGCGTTCTCGGCCAGGATGCCGTCGAGCTTCTCGAGCGGCTTCTCGCCGAGTTTGGAGTTGAGCGCCGCTACAGTGGCCGCGTTGGCCTCGTCCTCGGCGTTCCGCAGGAGCTTCGGATTGATCCCGAGCCCTGCGACGATATCCTGGGCGTTCTCCGCTCCGTTCTTGATGAGATTGGAGAGGAGCTTCAGAGCCTCTTCCTTGTCCACTGTCTTCCTCCCATTCTTGGCTTTGTCGATCATGGAGATGAGCTCGCCGAGCTCGGCTCGATCCTCTTCGTTAGCGCGGGAGGCGAGGCGCCTCAGCGCGGAACGATAGACGATGCCGTTCTGGACGGGTTCCCCGTCGACGTTCGTGTTCTTATCGAAAGCCCCGGACGCGATGAGCGCGCGAGCGGCATCGACGTCGAAGCTGGTAGACGAATTGACGATCTGGCTCATCGCGCCGGCGCCGTACTCCATGGCGTCATTGCGCTCGTAGCCCGTCGTGGCGGTAAAGTGCCGGACCTGGACCTTGTTGCCCATCTCGTCGAGCTCGGTTTTCACGTTGTAGTCCGGCTTCGTGACGAGCGAGAAATGGACCATGCCCGCCCGGGCGTCGCGGATGAAGGCCGCATTCTCGGTCGGATCGCCGACGGGCGGGATATAGATCTTCATGTACGCGGTCCCGGTCTTCCCGTTGTCGTTCGAGTCGATCCGGCCGCCGACGGTGTAGAAGTCGGAGGCCGGCCGTGAGGAGTACTCGTGGCCGCGCTTCGAACCGGGGATAGGCCGCTCCTTGCAGACGTTGATGAAGCTCTTGAGGAAACTGCCGTCGTAGACGCCGCCCGATCCCTTCGCCGGGAAGTCGATCGCCTCGACCTTGAAGAAGGGCTCGGCGTCGCCGTTCGTGAGGGCCTCCATGGCGGCCTTCGGGATGAGGGTCTCGATCTCCTCGGCCTTCGGGAGACTAACCTTCGAGCGCGCGTAGTTGAAGACGAGGACGCCTTCCGGGGCGCCCGCGTTCCGCTGGATTCTGGCGTGCTTCATCGGTCCCTCCACTGAGATGCGACCGCGGCCGCTATACCCGTAAGCCCGAACGCTGCCCACATAGGTGCACCGAGGGCGAGCAGGATCGCCATGAAGATGGTCGCGCCGATGATGTTCGCGATTATCTTTTTTAGCATCGCGCCCTCCTATGCCGCGGCAGCCCGGTAGGGCCCCGCGTACCACGTATCGAGATAGTCGACGTCATCGCCGCGCGCCCAGCGCTTGAGGTCGGAAACGAAAGCCGCGACCTCGCGGAGGTGAGGACGTACTGAGCACATGCAATTGCTATGGGGATATGTCGGGATCGTGTCCTTCGTGTACGGGCTTCCCGCGGCGAGGCTCTCGCACTCGCAGGGCCAGGGCTCGCGGCCTCCAGAGAGAACCCAGTCGTAGAGCCCGTCGCCTCCGGGGTTCGACTCGCCGGAGAGTACGGCCGCGTCCTGGAGCGAGGCATAGAGCTCGGAGCGCACGAGGCGCACGGCTCGGTAGTCGAGGCGTGCAGGCAGGCGCTTGGCGAATTCCGATGTCCCGCGCTGTAGGCCGCCCCACCTCTGCGCGAGGGCGACTTTGCCGTCGGCCGTGTAGACCTGGATGTCGCGGGCGATCTTCGCGGGGTCACGGCCCTGGGCGATGCCCGCGGCGACCGTCATCTTGATGCGCTCGAGCCAGTCGCCCCGGACGCTGATATAGCGCTCGACGCCGTCCGTCCCGGTGTAGGTGCCCGGCTTCCATATCCGCTCGCTGAAGGTGTAGCCGTTCGACCACATCCGCGTAGTCAGCGAGGACACGAGTTGCGCCGACGTCGAGGCTACCATGCGCTCGAGTCCGGCGCGCGTTATGCGCTTATCAGCTCCGGCCTTGCGAGCCGAGCCGAAGATGAACATGGCGTCGATCTCGGGGAAGAGGGAAGCGGCTTGCCCGACGAGGGCCTTGGCTACCGTCTCCGTGCCCTGAGCGAGCCCGTCGGCCGCGTCCTTGAGATCGCTCTCCAGAGCTTGCCAGCGCGCGACGGTGAGCGAGGAGAGTCCGCGCTCTAGCGAGCGCTCGACGACGGCGCCGGCCTCGCGGGCGGCCTCGAGGTAGACCTCGGCTACCTTGCGGCGGGAGGCGATGCTCATACGGGCCGCCTCGGCGCGCGCCTCGCGATAGCGGCGCCCGTACTCGGTCGTCGTCGTGATCTCGGTGTCGCGCTCGTTCGCGAGGGGCTCGAGGGAGGGGGTGAACGTCATTCGGCGTCCTCCGTCTTCTTCTCGCCCTTGGCCGCGATGTCCTCGGTCAAGGAGAAGGGATCGGAGCCGAGAGCCGCCTTGTGCACGGCCATCTCCCCGAGGCCCTTGATGAATTCCTCGTACTCGCCCGGGTCGGACTCGGGGAAGTTGAGCGTCCAGAGCGTGTGAAGCTGCTTCGGCGTGCAGCTCGCGGTATTGACGAGAGCCGAGGCCGACTGGGCGAAGCGGAGGAGGATCTGCGACTTCATGTCGGCGGAGATAGCCTCGAGGCGGTTCCAGCGCATCTCGAAGGGCGCGTAGGGCTCCATGCGCGCGACGCTGAGGACGCGGAGGCTGCCATCGATGAGCGCTTCCCAGGAGCCCGAGAACTCCTTGCGCTTGGCCGTGGCGTAGCTGACGGCCTGCTCGAGCTGCGTGTCGGTCGAGGCGTGGTTGCCGGTCGCGAGCGGGCCCCAGAAGAGCTCGGGGATGCCCGAGCCCTCGACGACCTTCCAGAATTTGCGCTCGAGCGCTTTCTCAAGCGCCGCGGTCGCACCTTCGGGAAGGAACTCGTAGGTAGTTTCCTCGCCCTCGGTGTTGATCACGAGGTCGTTGTCGGCGATGTCAAAGTCGGCGAGGACCGAGGGATCGCTCGAGCCGAAGTTAGCCTTGAGCCACTCGCCGAGGCTCTTCGTCTTCTGCTTCTGCTTGACTCGGAACCTCGCGAGCGTCTCCGAGGCGCGGAAATCGATGTCGTGGTAGTCCTTGAGGTCGCGGATGATGCGGGCGAACACGGACGAGCCCCGGATATCGCCCTCGTCGGCCTCGTTGGCGAAGTTGGTCGGGAGCTGGCCCGCGACGTTGCGCGCGCTGTAGTCCTGGACGCTCGCGGGCTTCTGCCCGTACCAGCGCACGTCGACCTTGTCGGGATCGAAGCGGCGCTTGCGCTGCACACAGATGATGTTGTTCTCGCCGGTCGAGAGCTTGATCATCTCGTCGGTGAGGAGGGCCGTCGGCTCCTCGCTGGCGACGTCGACGAGGATGTCGGCGACGGTCGAGTCGGGGATGGCCTCCCAGACGAGGCGCTCGGACCGGGCGTCGTACCTGGGCCATCGCCAGGAGTTGCCGACGATGAGAGCGCCGCGATGGATGCGGGGGACGCGGTCGGCCATGAGCGAGAGGATCTCGTCGATAGCGGCCTGCGTTCGGTCGTCCTCGGAGTAGGGCGTCGGGTAGCCCATCATCTGGACAAGGATCTGGATGGGGACGAAGCAAAGGGGCGAGGCGAACTGAAGGCCCGGGTAGGTGCCGCGGTAGAGGCCCCGGAGCATCTCCTCGTTGGCCTGGACGCCGCCGGTCATATCGCGGCCGGCCCCTCGCTGCCTGCGTCGGGTCGGCGTGTTCGCCTCTTGGCCATGCCCCCAGGAGAAGTGGAAACGATCGCCGAAGCGGATCTCGCCGCTCATCTGCGCCTCCGTGCCGCGAGGGCGGCGCCGGCCCGGGATCCGCGGGGGCGGTCTGGCCTTGGTAGTAGCAGAGAAGAAGCGCATCCGCTTTATCGGGGCTCACGCCGCCGTTGCGCTCCTTGTACTTGTCCTTCGATTCGATTTGACGTCGTCCCTTCTTGTCATAGTCGTAGCGCCTACCCGAGAGCTCGCGCATAAGCTCGGGGTCGTTTGGTATCTGTGCCTCGTTGACCGGGAACTCGAACCACATTTCGGAAGCCGCCGAGGGGTATTTATTCTCATCAGAGGCCGAGCCCCCGAAGTTGACGGCGATGACGTTTCCGCCTAACTTTCGGACGTTGTCGACGACTCCGGGATTGTAGCCTTCGTCTATCTTGATACGGACCATATCATCGTGGCCTGCGAAATCCCATATCCTATCCGCAACCTCATTTGTGTCGGCCTTGCGCATCTCGAAATGATCGATCGTCTTCAGGCCCTTGCGCTTATAGGCTTGCGTCGAGTCGTTCCCGAATCGCGCAACGTCAACGCCGATCTCGATTCCGCCCACTGCCTCTATCTCGCGATCCATCGCCGCTCGTATTGCGGTCCTCGCCATGACGCAGTAATCGCCCTGGGCGCGAGGGGCGCCGCCCCAAACGTGTTCGGCGAGGTCGGGATCGCGCTTGTAGTCCTCGGCCATCTCGGCGGGGAGAGCTGAGTCAATAAACCAGGGATTGTCCTCGGCTCCGGGTTTCAGCTCGAGGATAGAGGAACCAGGACGAGGGTCGCGGACGAAGAGCTCATAGACAGGATCGCTCTCTTGCTCGCGGTTGAATACGGCCCATATCTCCGAATCCGGCTTGCGAAGGGTGGGGAGGATGATCTGCCAGGACTCGCTTCCGACGTTCTGCGCCTCCTCGACGTGGAAGATGTCGAAGCCTTCGTAGCTCTTTACCTGCGAGGCTGCGCGGAGGTCTTTAAGGCCGCGGAACAGAAAGAGCGAGCCGTCCTCATGAGCGATATACTCGCGAGTGACGCGAAATCCTGAATAACCGAGGAAGTCGATCTTCTGCCGGATGAGCTCGTAGGAGCTCTCCTCGAGGGACTGTTGAATCTCACGGAGGCAGAGAATACGCACAGGGGGCTTTAGCCAATGGCCGTCGCGCTTGCCGACGAGGCCGAAGCGGGCGGCCTGAACGAGAAGGGAGACGGTCGAATGTGATTTTGCGCCGGCGCCGCGGCCGCCATAGGCTATCTTGTAGCGATAGTGGTCGCGCCAGGCTTCGAACTTTGGCGCTACGCGCTCCCGTTCCCCCTGCATCGCGATCTCGCAGGCGAGGAGGTTGTCCGGCGCTACTGCCGCTTCCATCCCATCTCCTTGAGATACTTCGCACGCTCGGCCGGGCTCATCTCTGCGGCCCGCGAGTTCGAGCCCTCAATCTTACCCGAGAATTCGCTCTTATCGACGAGAGAATACGGTCCCGCATTCGCAGCGAGCTTGGACAGGAAGGCGCCTAGAGGGCCATCGTCGCGGCTGAGTGCTAGTCCGCGGCCAACCGTGAAGGCCTGCCTTTTCGCGAACATGAACTCCTTGAGCTCGCGCAGGATCGGGAATTCTCCGAGGCGCTGATGCGCGACGAGATGCAGGTAGCAGAACTCGGCCTCGGTGGGGCAAGGGGTCTTCTCGATGTAGGCCCAGAGCTGATCAGCGACTTCCTCGATGTGCTGAGGGGTCCAGACGTCCGGCGTATCCTTCGGCCGTCCGCGTCCACATGGAACATCAGGGGTGATAGGCTCCGTGGATTTCTTGGCCGTCGCGGTGGACTTAGCCTTCGAAGCGCGTCCCCGGCCGCGCTTCTTGCCCTCTCGCGCGCGTGAGGGTGCCGAAGATTTCTTAGCATCCTTCGAGCGCGCGCCCCCAGCGGAGCGGCCCCGGATCGGGGTCGTCTTCGCTGGGGCCTTTCCTTTCGCGCCCTCGCGCTTT